TCTGGTATATATAGATATTCGATGTCACTTTCAGCTAATGTTCTAAGAGCATCATCAATTGTTTCCACAAGTGGTTCACCTGCAAGATTGAAAGATGTATTGAATAGTATTGGTACTCCAGTCTCTTTATAAAATTGGTCAATCATTTCATAATAAATAGGATTTTGATGTTTTTTAACAGTTTGAATTCTACAAGTTCCATCTATGTGAATGATTGCTGGAATTTTTTCTGCGACTCCTTCTTTACAATTCATTGCGTACATCATATGAGGAGATTCTTCCATCCCTCTCATATCAAACCAGTCGTGTGCGTGTTCGTGAAGAATTGACCCGGCGAATGGACGGAAATACTCCCTTTTTTTCACGGAGTTTACATAGTCTTTTCCGTCAATTTCACGCGGATCATATAGGATAGAACGATTGCCCAAAGCCCTCGGGCCGTTCTCACACCTATCTTGAAACAAAGTGACTATATTTCCTTTCAAGATAAGTTTCACCGCATCTGGAGAATATTGTTTTTCATATATACCAGTTGCGTTATATTTCTTTGCAATTGCAAAAATTTCTTCTTCAGACTGCATTACACTTGGTCCAAGACACAGGTTCTCTCCAAATGGTCTTACTTTTGTATCTTTTGTGAGTGCATAGTGAGCCAAAAGCGCGGCTCCCATTGCCGTTCCCGCATCATTAGAGACAGGTTCTACATAGAGATTTATATCTTCGTCTTTTAATTGATCAAGATACCAATAATTAGCGACACAATTAAGTCCATATCCACCAGAGATAACAACATTTTTCTTACCACTCATCTTAACTGCTTTGCGTATCAAATCAAGAACCATTTGTTGTGATTCTGTCTGAACAGCATATGCCATATCCCTACGATTCTGATTCAAAGTTACATCTACTTTGCCTTCAGATTCCTCTGGAGTAGAGTTTAATTCTCTCCAACGTCCTTCATTCACCAATGCTCCGTTAGGATATGTTGGAATAATCAAATTTCTATCTGCGGTTTTCCAAGCACTGCCACCGGCGTCTGTGTAAATATCTGGAAAATAATCTGCTGGGCCGCCATATGGAAATAACCCCATCGTCTTACCTGCTTCAATAGGATGAAATCCACAATATTGAGTCACGGCTTCATATGCTTTAACAATTCCGGCACAATCATCAATGATTAATTCGTGAGTTCCTTCCTCGGCCTCTCGTTCTGAAGATTGTTCTTGTATGTGAACACTTTTCCAAGGTCCTCTACCAGCTAGATGTTTATAGAGAGTTTTTAAATTATCTGGATAAGAACAATCAAATATAGTTTCTAATTCCCAAGACATATCATCATCATTCATTGAGTTTTCTCCCATATTCACCCCAATAAATGTTCCAGCACCATCAACAATAACTGCTACAGCTTCTTCAAAGCCTGAACGATAAAAAGCACAAGAGGCGTGCATCTTGTGATGCCATTTGTGCAAATCCAATACTTGACTCGATGAAGGATCATTTCCTTTGGTCGGCTGAGAGTCCTCAATTAAACCTAATTTTTGTGCAAGTCCTGTACATATATCACCGCCCCTAAAATCAATTCGGCTAACATCTGGTTGGGTATGAGCAATAACTAGCAAATCTATTTTGTCCGTATAATCTAGAATTTTAATCAATGACCTATACGGTCCGCCATCATATTTTTGTCGAGTCATTCGCTCCTCTTCTATTGCGAAAACAATCTCTCCATCTTTCAATAAACAAACCCCACTATTATGTCCTCTGGCAATACCAGCAATCCACTGACTCATAATCTATTCCTTATTATTAGTATTAGATGAAATATTCTTACCAAAATCATAATGTGATTTTGGTGATTCCGTTTTAGTCTGTTCCTTACGTTCAGCCCGTTCAGCCGCTCGTCTTTCTTTTCGGCTGCCTTCTTTTGGACTGGTATCCATATTATATTCAATATGCTGATGTGGATGTTGATGATTAGGATCAGTATGATTATGATCAGGATTAGAACAAACATTTTGTTGTTGGGATGGAATGAATTCTCCTTCAAACTTCCCTCCTTTGCCTAAAAATTTTATACAAGAATCAACAACTCTTTGTTCGTGTTCTTCAGTCATCGCCATTACTCCATCATTCTGTCTATCTAACTCATCATCCATAGTCATTCTAATGGGAGAATAATTTCTTCCTAATTCTTCTCCAATATCTATAATATCAAATTTATCATCATCTAGATAAGTAATATTAATTGGTACAGTAGAACCAACAACAACGGTAGCAGTTTTATTCAGGGCTTTTGCCATATGTTGTCCGACAGAATCACATCCTAAGAAATGGTCTGCGGAGTTAATCATTGATGCCCATAATCTTAAATTAGGTTCACTGGGTACTGCTACTGGATGTTCTTTATTTTCTGGAATAGGGAATCGTAATTCGGTCATTACAATTATTGCGTATTTTTCACGGAGCTTATTGATAATATTAACAATATTTACTACTTCAAAAGATCGTGAAGTGCTATCAATTGCATATTCTCCCATTTGTTGGACAGAACGACCAAATGGTTGAATAACAATTACTTTGTCTTTGTTTAAATTGGATTTAATTTCTTGAAGAGCCTGATATCCAGTGATCGTTTCCGACTTATTAAGGGTGATAGTCGGATCTGATAATTCTCTGGGTTCCTCAAGATCATTGATTTCGATATCAAATGCTTGAGCAAGAGAACATTTTTGATTGAAGTATTCATTGATTCTGTATGGCTCTGGAGAAACAACATCCTTATTGCGAATATGCTGTTCAAAGAGGCCTTTGTGCCATACTTCGTATGCGTGTTTCTGAAGGACTGGGTGTCCTCTGTAGAAATCCATACCACCTTCGCAGACTATTATAAAATCTTTATCACCTGATTCTTCTGCGTATTTTTCAAAAGCAGGAATTGAAGATATTACCCTTCCTGCACCACCATTAATAAAGAAAGCCTTAGAACTACCCTTTTTCATATCACCTCACTTGAATTTTAAAAAATAATCTTAATAATTGCAATAATTATAACATAATAATCACTACTTGTCAAGTCTTTTCTTTTACTTATATGACATAAAAAAAGGATCCCTTTGTGTTAAGAGATCCTTTTGTATTAATCGGTATAAATAATCAATTAATCTGCTGAAGCAATACCTGGAGGTAACTGACCTTGCCAGTCTGTTCGTGAACCTTGTGCCGAGATAGGAACAACTCCTTCTCCCGCATCTTCATTTGCCGAATCCGTCACTTCACCACCTTGAATTTCTGAACTTTGATTTACCTCATTTGGTGCCGCCGGAAATGTAATCAAATATGGAGGTGTACCATCTGGATAATCTGCTGGTAAATCTCGTAATTCTTGGCGATAATCAACCCATTGCTTTTTAATGTCTTCAGGCATATCTTCCGCGACTTGATGATCAGTAGCTTCAAGCAAGTCGTTTCTACCTTCTCTGACTGTATCCATATCTGCATCATCAGCCTCAGGCTTCGAGAACTCAGGTGTTTTCCATTTACTTCCATCCCAGCCATCAGTAAATGACATTATGTCAAATACTTCAGATGGATGAGTAGGATCAGCAACGGTAGGATTTAATCTACTTGCTGGACCAACTTCAACTTCAAAGTGAGCAGGCGGATCAAAACCTCCCCATAATATACCACAATGTAATGGATTTTTATCACAGTCAATATCAACATATTCAAAATCAGCCGCTAGAGGTCTACCATCATCTTTTGATTTATCGTAAGCATTTACAACTCTACCATCTGGATATACATCATTAGTCTGAACTACTGCCACAACAATTGCAGGTCCTGTATAAGTCTGCGTGGACGTTTTGCCCAATGCAGTAGTTTGTTCTTGCCACTTATCAGGAATAGCGTAAGTGATCGTTTTAGTAATATTTGCCATAGTTTATTATCCCTTTACTTTAATTATTTCCAATAAGTTACTTTAACAAGTCCACTAGCACCCCAGCCGCCATAACAACAACTAGAGTGTCCATAGGGAGTTCCTCCTCCACCTGATGGAAACAGAGTGTGATTATTACAGCAACCTTTGTATGCTCGACATCCATCCATACCTGGGCCACTCGATGCCGCGTATGGGCCAGTACCAGCTCCAGCCATCGTATGCTTACCAGACCAACACCATCTGTGTTCTACAAGTGTTCCTGATGCGCCTTGTATCTGATGATCCCAAGATCCGCAAGCACAAGCAGGTTGTGAGTAGCAGTTACCGTTTTGAGACATAGTAAAGCAACCGTGGCAGTATCCTGAGCATCTATTCCATCCACCTGTTCCGCCATTTGCACAAAAACCAGATAATCCGTTGCCGGTTGCGTATGAAGGACATCCGCACCAACCACACGCATAGATTCCAGTGCAACAACCGCAACAACTACAAGGAGTTGTTCCGCCTGAACAAAAATCATAAACATCACCTGCGGAAAAGTCTGAACCCAATCCAGGTCCAAAATCTGATGAGTAGAGCGTTTTATCAGCATATGCTCCGGTTCCACCTCCTCGTCCAATCATACAACACGTGCTTGGTCCTCCAGAGCCTCCGCCACCTTGTAGTTCAATCTTAATTACTTTGACTGCTTCAGGAACTGTCCAAGCTAAATGACAGCCACCATTGCCGGCAGAATCGTGTGATGTATGACACATAAATGGTAATTCGCATTGGAAACATATAAATTTACCTCCTGCGGCGGTAATATTTCCAAGTCCATCATTTACGGCTACGTTGATTGTATCCATATTGGAGGCTTGAAAATTGCATATTTCTTGCTGAGACTCGTATAAGTGATTTGCCATTAACTCTAATGCCACACCAGTATTGCGAGCCATCGCATTCATTTTTCCTAGAGTTAGTATATCCATTCTTGATCCTTAATTATTATTGCTTTGTTACTCAATCGTTGTGGTCTAAAATTTTAGTGTCTGGAAAACAAGAAGGAATGAATACATCATCTATATCCTTTAATTCCTCAGGTAAATCACGTAATTTTTGTCGCATTGCTAAGACAGGATCTCGTAAACTATCAGGAGCATCAGTTGCGCCAGCGATGCCATCCGTGTTCATCAAGATTGTATTTCTGTGATGTCTCACCTCGTGCATCTCGGAGGGTCCAAGTATATCAATATTCTTATTTCTATACAACGTCCATTCTCCATCTATATAAGTCGTTTTAGCATCATTGTATAATTCGTCTGGATGCATAGGATAATGCCATTCAAATTCTTCATAACCATCAGGTGTTTTAATTGATCTTTGTTCACGAGGATCTTCTGTAACACCATCTGGATAAATATCAGTAATATGCTTTACATCACCCGTTTCAACATCTCCAACACCTTCCCAACCACCAAAATTGGGATTTGTTGATCCCAAATCTAAATGATTATTATGATAATTAGACATCACTTCGCAAAGAAGAGCATTCGTAGCACAGTCAATTACAACTTCATCGCAATTCAATCTACCCGGTCGCCCATCGTATGCTTCCCATTCTCTTATGGTTGCTTCTACAGTATTATCTACTTTATCAACAAGACAAACAAGTCTGGCTGGTCCATAGTAATGTTCTGTAATTTCTTCCATAGTCGTACCTTCTAAATAATTGTCCGTAGGACAATCATAGGTATAATCTACGTTTACCCATTCTTTCCAAGTTTCCGGATCTGCTTCTCTTCCCATTTTTAATATCCTTTATGAATATGTTACTCTAACTAAACCTGGTTTTCCAGGTGAACCGAGACAATTGCAGAGCCATCCGCCACAACGTGATTTCATCGCATTCATTCCTCCTCCAGCGTGTCTCATAGTTCTGCAGGGAGTTTCGCATCCGCATTGTGCGGCATACCATCCGACGGCCTGCTGTAATGAATTGTTCAATCCTTCTGATGTGCCAGTTGTTATCCATCTACCACCACAATGACAGTTATCTCCGTAATAGGCGGCCATCCCGTGAGCGCCTTGAGACCAATCAACGGAGGTTTCTACAGCACACTGGTTGGGTGAACACATAATATGTCCGTGACATTCGCCATTCTCCAACCAGCAAATATTCATATTACATTGACAAGTACAATATATATTGTATCCGCCTCTTCCGCCAACAGCACAAAAGTTGGTAAGACCTTGACCATTTACATATGTTATACAACCTCGATTGGTGGGACTCTCTCCACAACAAGCTGTCCAACATCGACTTGATCCATTACCACCATCCCCTAAACAAATATTGTAGACTGTACCTTCAGCAAAGCCGTGTTTGTCCTGACAAAGAGTCTTTCGAGAATACATTCCTCCAGAAGAGGCACAAGATCCTATATCGCAATAACAACCCTGACAACAATGACCTGCACCAGCTCCACCGCCGCCCCAGGCTTCAAACTTAATCGTTTTAACTGAGTCAGTGGGAACTGTCCAGGTAGCTGAACATCCACAGAAGCAACAACAGCCTCTAGCACAATCGTTGTAGAATTCTCTTGTTTGTGTTCCTATATTTGGGCCGGCCGCATTAAGAGTGTCTACGGCATCTTGGGCCGTTTGATCGAGTCCGGCAGCCATACCCTCTTGAGTATCACAAGTATCTTTAAGTGCTTGAAAAGTAGAATTGGCTAGATATTCTAACGTGACGTTAACATCCCTCGCCATTGCATTCATTTTTCCTAGTGTTAGTATATCCATTTAGTTGTTCTCCAGTATTTTAATATTCATTTCTATTATTTATATTTATATAAATTTATTCAATTATACTTCCCAAACATCTTTGAGAGTAATAATACCTCTCATATTTTCGAGAGCACCATCGTATCTACTAGAAGTATATAGTAAACTTGCAGGAGTACCCAGTTTCCAAGATTGCAATTTGAATGTCCAGGAATCGTTCAATGTGTGTCCGTTAGGATTCTCAAATTGAATCATTATACCATTTTTAAAGTTAGTATTAGCAGTATTATTATCTGAGTATGGAGATGAGTTTTCATTTCCTTCTGGTCCATATAGTGCTAAATCAACATTAACATTGTTAATTGATGAACCAGTCAGCAACACAGGTCCTGCTACCATTACAACAGGTGATTTGTATCCTGAGCCTGGATTAGTTATTTCAACACCTTCCACATTCCCTGAAACTCCTAGAGTAGCTATACCTTCAGCACCGTATCCAGTAGGATCGGCGTGTGCATCGGCGACTACAACTCTTGTTTCTCCAACTTCATAATCTTGCCAATCATTAACTATAGTTGCTGATCCTATACCATTATTTAGCTCGACTGTACCAGCAAATCCATTACCTACTGAGCTATTTGTAGAGCCAATTAAACCTCCAACATCAGATATTACAATAAAAGGTTCATCATAGTTAGTTCCTCTTGCAGAAAAGGTGACACCTGAAACAACATTATTAAGGTCTGGGGTCATAACAGCACCTGCACCTTCTTCTGCTGGATCATTAATAACGAATTCGATATCGTTATATCCACTTCCACCAGCAATTACATTTATAGTTGTTATTTGACCAATTTCGACATCTGCATACCAGAATTGGGCTGATGCAAGACAATCTACTTCATTCAACCATTGGGGATCTGCACAATATCCAGCAATAAATTCACTACTAATTATTGGTTTTAAGATTGCTCCGTGACCATATGATCGATCAATTTCAGTAGTTCCATCTACATCGTATACTGGAAATCCAGTAGCATCAAATGCTATCATTTTTGTATCTACTGAATAGGCTGCACCTCCAGCTCCTATAGTAACTTCTCCAACGCTACGATCTGTAGCTACAGAAGCATAAGCTCCTTCACCAGGTCCAGATACATCAACTATTTTTACTGAATCGACAACTGCATCATAGCCTTGTCCTGGTCTATCTACAGCAATGTTAATAACATTGCCACTTGCGTTAACAGTAGCTAGTCCTCGTATCCCTCCGCCAGTAGCAGAAATCATATCCACATAGACTGAGGAATCACGTACCCATAGAGTTGCTTTAGTGGTTACGAGATTAGAATCGAAGATTTCATACTTATCTGTTTTTTCAGTATCTTTTGTAATTATATATGTAAATGTTGCATTCTGAGGAATATTTCCTGAATCAAACATTCCACCTTCGTGTGTAACAGTATGTGCTGAAATATCCTGATTTGTAAATGCAACAGAATCTCCTACATTAGCAGAGATAACATTTGGAATAAACGCATTGTTTTGAATATCAACTAAAACTGTTTTGGCAGCCGTATCGGTATATCCAGTTCCCTGTACACCTACTGCGAAACTAGCAATTCCACCATCCGCTAAACTCATAGTAATGGTTCCTGTCGCTGATGGTGTTCCACCAGTAATAGCAACCGTATCTGCGGTAACATAATCTGCTCCGCCATTTGTAATCTCTACTCGGTCAAGTGTATCATCTATTTTAAGAAAAACTGTGCCAGTAGCAAGACCGCCAGTAGAGGTAGTGAATACAGGAGTAATTGTTGGATTGGTTGTGTGGGTTGCGAGGGCTAATGGATGATTATGGGAGCCTGAAGTTCCTGTAAACTCGAAAGAACTATTAAATGCGTTCCACATTACAACTTGGTCGTGAGTGTGTCCAGCATCAACAGTTGTTGAAGTGACAATTCCACCATCCATAATATCATCGACTTCTGTTTGAGTTAATTGAATTGTATGAGTATGTCCGTTACCTCCATCTGCTACATCTACTTCCCAGTATCCAGTATAACCTGCACCAGGATCTGTAACAACAATAGAATCAACCATTCCATTTTTAAGAGTATGAGAAGCCGTAGCTTTTGTTTCCACTGAACCGGCGACATCTACAGCACCTAAATCAAATACTCTTGCTTGAGTATTAACGGAATAACCGGTGCCTGGTGATGTCATAGTGACATCGGAAACACCGTCATCATAGACAGCATTAAGTATAGCACCAGTACCTGTTTTACCATTTGCATCAACTGTATATGCGTAAGAATCAATAAATCCTGTATCATCATTAATAAAAACTTTATAAATCAGTCCGTCAGATAAGGCACTTTCGTAAGATTCTCCAGGCAAACTGTATTCATAAGAACGAGTAAAGTCATCTAAAAGGGCGACATCAGAAGTTACATACTCTTCACAGGTAAGTGGAGTGTCGTGATCTCCACCAGATCCATCTACGTCACTTGCGTGGTCACCTGCAATAATTCCCCATCCAGTTACTGCTGATGAAGCATCGTGACAATAGGATTGATGAGGTTTAAATAACATAGTTTCATAGTCTTGAGCATAGTTATTAGAAATTCCCTCGTTGTAAATTGTAGTGCCATCTAATTCAACTATTTTAACAAAATCTCCATCTTCTATTCCACCCCACAGCAATGCGGATTCTTTTCCTCGTCTTACTGCAAGAGTTGGATTATCAACATCAGGAACAGAAGCATTATTTAAAATAGTTAATTCTTCTGCTGGTTCACCATTTGCTTCGTGTCCACTAATTCTGAATGAAAATATAGCACCGGCCGACTCGTTTCTAAACGCATCATATGCTTTAATTTGTGAGACTGATGGAGTATCTTGAGGACTTAATTCTAGTCTCAAATGTTGAATAAAAGGACGAGGCTCACCAAAAATTTGCATTGACTCTCCAAAAGACAAAACCTCTCCATTTATTGGATTGTAATTAATGTGATGAGTAATGTTAGGACCTTCGTGAGCGAATATGACATCATCGTTAGCATCATACAAATAATCAGAGAACGCTATCTGCCGTGTCATTGTGATATCGGCCATCAGTTCATTTGTCTGATGAACCGTATAACCAGAATCGGATGCGCCTGAAGTATATTGAGATAACGTTACTAAAATATCTGCAAGGGCTTGGGCGATGAGAAGGTCTTGAGATATAACGTGGGCTGTATAATCAGCCTGTAATTGTCCAAGAGTTCCTGTAACATTACCTTCTAGTTGATTGGCGTGATTAGACAGAACGTTGCCGGAATCGTTTGCCCAAGGAACAAAGATTGTATTTACGAAACCTTGAACCTCATCGTTCATATAGGTTTCTACTGCCGCCATTGCCGTATTAGTACGAACAACAACTTCGTTTTTGAAAGTGTTTTGTTGATTTTCTAATGGAGCAGAAACATTATCATTCAACCACCCTTTCATTGATGCCGCCATAGCGTTCAATTTGCTAGGGATCATCACCGCTGGTGTATTGGTATATATCTCTACTTCTTCGGTAAAGGCCGTGACATCGATACTATCGAAAGTAATATCTGGTATGTCGTTAAACGGGTCGACCGCGGTATTAATGCTTGATAATGTTACTGACATTTTATTTTATCTCCAAAATTTATCTATTCTTGATATATTTATAATACTATTTATATAAACATCATTGTTTTTTAATCTATGGACCCATATGAAATGCGCCAATCAGCGTATCCGAAGAACCATCTAAATTAGTTACTGTTATATCGTAATCACCGTTTGGTGGATAAAGTCCAGTAATTGAATCTACGGCACCGTTATGAATCTCGATTCCGTATTGAGAAGTGTTTCCTGGATTAACGGCTGGTGTCCATATCGTACCCGCACCAAGTGTATCCACTAATGTCACTACGGTAGTGTGATCTACTCCATCGTTTTCAAATCCAGCTCCGAAGATGAGCCATTCAGATGAGGCTTGGACAACTGTAACTTCACGAACATAAATGTGTTCTGGTAAGTAATATCCCCATATTCTGATTCCGTGCCCTGCTTCATATTTACTTGTATCCCAAGAGGAATAGTAAGCACCAGATCCTAATGCTGGAATAGTAGCTCCGGGGACTGCACTTGCTTTTTCTGTGAATGTATCTCCGTTCGGATTTGTCACCGTTACATCATAATACATTACACCGAACTTATCTCCTCCGATAGATGCATCGTGACCGGCTGGAATATCAGAGACAAGCACGACACAATGTAACTCTGTAGAACTTTCAAATACGTTTATTGTATCGTAGGCGCTGGCGGTGTTGATGACGGTGTTATCTCCTCCTGCCAAGTAATTTTGTGGATGATCTGCTTGGGAAGATTTTTGTACTGTAACAACACAGCCATCGACAAACCCAATTCCACTTATTTTGAAAGTCGCTACACCGGCGAATTGCTCACCTGTTTCCCAATCAGCTTCGGTGTTGTGTCCAGCGTACTTCGCTTTTCCGAGGTCTGACACTCTCGGAGAAGGTTGATACACCGAGATGATTCTCATAGAATCTGTTACAACAAATGGGTCGGTGTATACAGAATAATCACCATCTACATTTTCAATCTTAAACTCTTGTGGTCCTAGAGGAGTTAAAGCGTTAACTTCATAACTAACTTTAGTAGGTAATAGAATTGCGTTTGAATCTTGCACAGTTCCACCAATTGTTACTGTCCAATCAAGATCAATACCTTCACCAATTAGTTCACCAATTGTGCCTACAATAGCATCTACATCTGACATATCCCAAGCTCCTCTTTGAGCATTACAAGTTGTTTGACTTGTAAAAGCAGGGACCAATCCACCAAAACCATCTTGACAATGAGCATCTACTGTATCATTCCATACTGCTCTTGGTGCCAGACAAGTTCCTTCTGTTGTGAATCCAACATTAGAACAAGAACCTGGGGACCAAGTATAACCAGAAGCAGTCCAGGTATTTCCTGCACTTGTCCAAGTTTCACCATTGGCTAAACAGCCAGTTTCATCATTGTTATACATCACATCAGTACAAGTTCCTGCACTGAGACAACCTCCTGAATCATTGTCAAATCCAGAATCAGAACAAGTACCTGAACCTTCACAAGTTGGTTGATCTTGAAAACCGCCGCCAGAACAAGTTCCTGTTGTCCAAGTTCCGTTAGGTTCTATACAATTTATTTCAGTAACATAAGTTCCGTCAGTACAAAATTCAAATACTTCTGCATACCACACTCCGTTAGGTTCTTGACAAGTTGCCGCTGTCGAATAGGCAGATAGAGCATCTCCTGTAATGTAATCATAACAAGTTGGACTGATTGCCGTTACTGTTCTATCTCCAGTTTCAACTGAAATAGTACCAATTGCAATAGGCGGATTCAAGATATCGGTTTGTCGTTTATTAATATCATAATAATCTTCAATTATAGATTCACCATACGATTCTATTGTACGCATTCCGGCGACAGGCATTCCAAAATAATCTATATTTTCTTTATCTAGATGACCTGTTTTCCATCTCTCTTCTCCACCGATTGGAACTCCGAACACATTCATTGAACGTGCGAGAAGCAAATATTCATCGGATGAAAGATTTGGAATAGTCACGACTGAAATATTATCCCAATATGTAAATCCGTTACCAGTAGTAGAAAGTGTTAAGAATGCAACTCCAGTTACTGGAGCAGTAAAAACAAACTCTTTATTTCCAGTTGTATCATTCTCAACAATAACCATACTTCCATATTGATCTGTATCAGGCGCTGGGCCTATCTTAATTACAGAATCAGTAGGTCTATCAACATTGAAAGCTACTCTATAATTCATATCAGCGAGCATTTCAAAACTGATATGGGCAATTCCTCTTACACCAGTGCCAGTTCCGGCAGTATAAATTTGTTCAGATAATTGATCAACATAAGCGGCGGCACCCTGCTGAGGTGCAAATGTCCAATTCTCTTCGATTTCTCGTACAGAAACATCATCGATGCTTCCTTCCCATCCAATGTGAGAGAAGTATGGACTGTAAGTTTCTTGATGATTATTATCCACATCTGCAACGAAGTGGATAAGAGAATCGTGTGATCCCGCTCTTACGTGATGTTTGACTTCACCTTGATGCACAAGTCCAGTAGAATCGTGATCAAGCGTTGGAATTTCTTCTTCAAATAATTTAACGTGGTGTATAGAACCAGTTCCATTCATCCTAAGAACTACATCGGCAGTCGCTTCACCAATCATATTCAAATGATGAATTCCACTTTCTGTGACTGTGCCTTGAACAACTCCATCTAAAACAACTTCTATAGTTGGATTATTTGTAGTTGTTCCTGTCAAGAGTAAATCTTCGTGTCCTTCTGGAATAGTTTGACTGACTAAAATCCAACTCTCCGGCACTGCGGTATCGTCCCATCCAACAGTAAATTCGTGGGTATATGTTTCAGAGTGATAAGCATCAGATTGCGGAAATGCTCGTGTGCGAGAGACATCTTCCATTAACCAATCAGCATCTGCCTGATTCATTTGGAAAGTATGCAAGTGAGAACCAGCAGGTCCTGGTCCAACTTGAAAACTTAAAATGTTATGTGTATCTAAGGTAGCGTCAATCGTTGCTTCGTAATGATTATTCTTAATAAGAGAACTTGAAAGCGTATATGTTGCAGTACCATTTACCGAAGAACTAAAATCTAGGTTTTCAGAAACAATCTGAATATCAACTCCACTCATAGTCCAGTTAATTGCCACCGGATCAGTAATATCAAAGTTCCAGTTATCAATAAGAATATTAGGATTATGACCAAGGCTGACTCTTAATCGTCCAGTCATACCATTATCATTGGGGTCGAGGTCTGATAAGTTGTATTTAACCTCATATAATTTCCCTGCATCGAAAGCAACAGTTTGACTAAGTTCTGTAGCTGAAGCAATAGAACCATCAATAGATGCTTTACCTCCAACAGTTGCACCCCATCCTTCTCCCACATACCAAGCATTCTGACCAGTGACACGTTCTCTGATTGAAGCATTATCAATCTTACCCATACCGGTACTGGTTAGTCTTAATAATGTAGGATTAACAGGTGCTATAAATGTTTCAGAGTAATGTCCAACTACAGTATTAGAAGTACCATCAACAATTGTGTCACCTATAACAGACGCCTTGATTGTTCCGTTCGGTGCTCCAAATTCATCTTTGAAATCTTCAACAATATCATATTGAATTTCATAAGTAATTCCCTCTAGAACATCTCCCGTAATAATTTGTTCAATATATCCTGCATCTGTATTTTGGGTATATGCTGTACCACCCGCTACTTGCCAGGAGCCTGTTTCTGTCCAAACAACTTCTTTGAAAGTTACATTATCTAGGGCAATATTTGACCTTTGTCCAATATCTACACTCATATAGACTACAGCAGTTCCAGAATAATTATTTGTTACAAGAAACTGTTCTGAATGCATACCTTCAATCATTATCAACGGATCAATATATTGTACAGTACCAAGTTCAATATTCATTGCTTGAATATATGGAGTATATCCAGGCCCGGTTGCTGTCGCTAGATTACCAAGTCCAAGAAGGTCTGCTTGTGTTCCCGTTACTGGGAATGCGTATTCTGGCTCTGGTTGTACTTGAAAGAAAGTAGGTCCTGTTCCGTTATCTACAAGAATCTTATCTAGAACGTGTAGCGGAGTATACATATTATCTTGACCGTGATGATAAAAAACGTGAATATCTTCACCCGCAGCCGTTACTGGTAGATCGTGAATCTGAAATGTTCCCATCATCGAGGCGTGCCACGCACATTGATAATACAATGTATCTGGTGCTACTGAAGGTACAGTAAATTCACAAATTTCATATTTAAGAGCCCCGGTACCATCTGCACCAAATGCTGATGATCCTGCATATGTTTGATCTCCAGGTCCTTCTTCAGCCCTTGTTCCTGTAACACCTAATAGATACTCACCAAAATAACCACCAGGCGTAAAGTGAGAACCATCATCTGTAGTCACGTAGAACGGATGTCCCGCGGCATTAACTCTGAATCGATATGTACCACCACGATATAGATTGATTGTACGATTAGTACCTTCAATCATTCCTTCTTTGTCAAATTTGTATAATCCTTCAAGTGCTTCAACAGCATAATATCCGTTGACTGCCCCGGGCGCAACAAATGGTCCTAATCCAGAATTTCCGTCTGATCCTGTCAGACCAAAATCTTCTGGAATTTTCCAAGTAAATTCTTTTGAGAAGTTACCAATCCATTGTGATCCTCTCCATTGAGGTAATCCAACATCTGCAAAAAGAGGATTCAATAGTTCACAAGCGGCATAATCATCAACACCATTGTAGTACCAACCATCTATATCTAATGCTTCGCACCAGCCACCTAATCCCATACAAGTAGGGAAATCTTGATCTGATACCCAAGTCCCCGGATCTTCTTCTGTGCTTCCAAAGTCGTTGTGATCTCCTACACTAATTGTAAGACCGTGACTTGCATTTTTAGAGATACAATGAAAACCTTCATCTGGATCACCCAAACCCCTTACCATTCCTGCTTGAACTAGGTTATCCCAACCTGCTCCACGTATTCCTTTAATACCAGCGGCGTGTAAATACATTGACATAGGTTCACCCGTAAACGGATCAATCATCGTATCATAACCCGCGTGATGCCAAGCATTGTTTAAAAATTCGTAAGTACCACCTCTGAATAAATCGAAACCACCGACAATTCCATCGTTGCCTCCAAAACTCTCGGCTACTGCTTCATCTCTTTGATAAGGAAAATAAGTTATAGCACTCCGATCATACCAAGTCCATAACCAAGGAGTATCATGTGCGCCTTCTGTAGTTGTAGTATTTGGATCCTGAAATGTGAGTGATGTTTGAGTATCTACTACAATAGGTAAATGGTCAGTTGGACCATACCCATCTCCAAGAGCAACAACTGTATGATCACGCATTTCTCCAGGTAATTCTGTAGGAGTATATGGTAATGGACCTGATGGTAACTGAACAATATCACCAACACTTAATCCGTGATTAGCTGATTCAACAGTACGTGGTCGTGACCAAAGCATTTCTACACCAGAAACAAAGGCATCACCAAAGTGATTTGTTATATCTCTTTCGACTTCAAATCTATAAGATGCCATATCCACAACAACTGTATATTCTTCAATAAGATTGAATACAGTAGGTGTAGTACCAGTAGCATCTGTTAAAGGATAAATTACTGTTTCTGTGAGTACAAAGTGATCTTCATCAATAATAAAATCTATATAATAGTTGGTATTACCGTGATGAATGCCGAGATAAACATTTTGATAATGGACTCTATCGCCCGCTAAAAGGCCGTGTGTATCACATTCAATTCCACGTAATTTCTTCACATAGCCCGTAATGTCTGAGAATGGAATTGCAATAGATGTGGGATTGAGATCATCTCCACCTTGTGCAAAGTCATATTGCCCAACTGTGAATTGAGAAGAACCTGGATACCAGACTCTATCAAAATCGTGAATATGAAAATCGATTGATATAATTAAATAGATATCATCCCCGGGGGTAAGACAACCTAATTCGACAGTATGAAAATGCTGAGGGTCTGAAGTACCATAATCAGAAGTTCGTATTAATGTAGCACCTCCAGTGGCACTCCAAGTTCCGTCGTTGTCTTGTGTAACTCCAGTAAGAGGACTTGCTTTAAGTGTTGCTTCGTCAGCCAAATTAAGCAGGATTTCGTGATAGTGGCCAAAGTTAGTAAGTTCGATTTTCGTTCCACCACTAATATCGTAGTAGTTCTCCAAACCGTGTGTATGAGAACCTGTCATACCCACCATATACATTCCACCTGCACCATTGTTTAATGCAGGATCCCAATCGTATGTAACTGCGTGAGAGTGAGGTGCATTTTCACCAGAACCATCTCCATCAACAGAAGTCATAACAACTGTAGGAGCTCCAGTTTGAATAGCCGCATATTCGGCCGTGGTCAATTCAGCAGTATGAATGTGTCCGATGAAATTAACATCATCAAAAAATACGTCTACTCGTGCATCACCTTTTTGTACTGCGGTGATGATATATTCTTCCCATTTTCTTTCGCCTACTCCAACTGAACCGTCACCTGAACCATATCCAGTTCCGCCAGCAGTTAGTAAGAGTGTGATAACTGTACCATTGATGTAAGCATCTAATGTTCCAGCAACTGTTGGTGAACCTCCCGATAGTGTGACTGTTGGAGGAAGGTGATATCCACTTCCACCATCGTCAATTGTAATTATATCGATTTCGCCACCACTTGTTAAAGTTGCTGTTGCTGTCGCTTGAACAGTTGCGACAGTTGCATCTGTCCAAGTATTATTTGCAGGTGTCCAAGTTTCAGTTGCGGCTAAACAGGCTGCTTCATTACCATCATATGTTCCATCAGAACAAGTACCATCGGCTAAACAGGATAATTCATCATCATTATGATTTGCATTACCAGTACAAGTACCATTCCCCGGATCAGCTAAAGTAGCGACATCTGGCGCACTAATTACTACAGTAGGCACAGATAGATATCCGCTGCCAACATTCGTCATAAGATAGTCATCAAATATTCCACTAAACTCAATAGATGCAGTAGCACCAGCTCCACCTCCGCCAGTAATATATACTGTCGGTATACTAATATAAGCAGTACCTCCTGAGGTTAGTTCCGCATTTGTTACAACACCACCAACTACTGTAGTTTCGCCGGTAGCGTGTTGTGTATTGACTCCATCACTTCCCCCGGAGAAAACTACATCTACAGGAACACCAGCATTTGGATTAGTTTCAACAGCACCAGATTGAAATGTTACTAAATCGTCTATTGAAAGATCGTGATAAAGTGATTCTACAACATTCTGGTTTCCTGCACCACCTACTGAGGTACAAACCTGAGGCATTACCAAATTAATGTGATATGAATTACTTAACGATGGAAGGGCAATATTTGATCCATAGTTAATAGGAACTTTAATTGTATCACCGGGATTTAAATTGTGATCGATAGAATAAACGAATCGGTGATTCGTTGTAGAAGACAATCGACCTTCTTCTAGAGGGTGAAATGTACAGTGGAAATATAAATCGTGATAACCGTCTATAACCCAAGGCCAATCTTCGCCCGGCTCCAAGTCAGGAGAAGCAAAAGAAATATTATCATCTGATACTGCATTGTGGACTAAAATAGAAGTAGAAGGATTCGTAAAAATAATTGTGTCACCTTCTCGTGCTTCTAAGTGATAAGGAATAAGAGTATGTGCTTGTGTTTGTGGATCGTTGATGTTTCCTGGAGCCCATACGTGTCCTAGAGCAAGACAAGCAACTTCCATAGCGGTGATTGATTCTAGATATTCAATTGCAACTCCGTCACAAGTAGGACGTACTAAGGATGCATCTTCAATAACAGAAACAATATATGTTTTTGGATCTGGTCCACCGCCCTGCTCTGAGAAAGTTCCTGGGTCTGATGCTAACTGGTCGACCATATTAACAGCACCTTGTGGTAAATCCCAATTTACATCACTAACTGTAAGATCGTATGAAAATTTGTATTGTGTATTAGGATTTAAATCGGCTTCGAACCAAGCAAGAGCAACTTGTTGTCCATCAGTATATGCTTGAACAATTTCAGTTCCTTCAGTAAAGAGAATATCAAATTGATATGCAATACCATTTGACCAAGGACGAGTCATATCTATTGGAACATCGAAGCCAGCATTTCTGAGTAATTCTATCTCTAAGGCATCAGAAGAAAATGAACTATTCTGTACTAGATTTGCAGTTTCATAAGTAATATCAAGTCCCCCATTTTCTATCATCTCTGTCGGAGAGATAAATTTAGCCGAGCGATTTGCAATATTAAGTAAAAAGTCTTTATATTCTGGAAGATGTTCTAAATTTTCCATTACCTCTAGAGACTTCAACATCAATGCCAAGTCTTTTACTAGAAGATCGGGCGCCAACAACTTAATATTTAAAGAGTCCAGAAAGGAACTCTTTTGTTGCTCTATCGTATTTAACTCTGTTAGTGAGAACTGCTGGAATGTATATTGTGACATTTGTTAATTTCCTTTATTTTTATTCTCCATTCGTCAAAATTATGCCCTGATAATTCAATTGCATAGAGGTAGTGACATACGGATCAGCGATTCCTAACATTTCTAATTCTTGCAATCGAACAAAATTATTTTGTTGCTGAATCATTTGATTGGTGCGTTCACGCCACGTTTTAAAGGTTTCATCCTTCCTTACGTATGGAATTTCACTTGTTCCTATAGCCATTAGTTACCTTCCTCTGGAGGCGGAATCTCAGTTCCACCAGGATTATTTTCTATCATATCGTATACGAGTTTCTTGAGGTCTTTTATTTCCCTCTTCATACTATTTATACGCTTATGCTCGTCCTTCTTTACTATCGTTGCTAATTTAGTCTTAACAATAATCTTTTTACGTTGAGCATAGGCATTAGCATCTTGAAATATTACAGCACCAGTCTCTTCGTCTTTTCTATATTCGGGTATCTTAGCCATTATTTATTTTCCTATGTTACTGCTAATACTCTCATTTCTCGAATTGCTGGTAAAGAACATCGATGGGTTGTATGCAATTCTATTTTTACTCTAAAATGGTCGAATTCTTTAGTAATTTTTTTCAATGGAGTAAAGGTATGTTCAATAAATTCCGCACTAAGAGATATTGCTGTGTTAGTAATTTGCACTCCTCCATCTTTCATTTCTCTCCAAGTGATTGATTCTCCCTCAAGGACAGCAAGTCCAATCGGAAAATCAGGATGTGTTGCGGCAACTTGACTATCTATTTCTAAAAGTGGCACTTCTTCTTTACTATAAGAGCCATCAGGAAGAAGAATTTTCTTCCAGAATTTTCTATCAGTATCCGCATCGTGACTTCCGTACCAGATATCTCCAACTTCATATTCACTCAAATCTGTTCCGGCACTTCCCCACGAAGTTATGTCGTGCGATACTCCTGCTAAATCTTCAGTACAAATAAAACAACCTGTTACAATATCTTTCATACTGCTTATATCTACTAGACTCATCGACCAGAGATTTGTTTCATCATCATCTCCATCTACGTATGCTGTAGAAACTTGTGCCGAAGCACCTTGTCCAGGATCAGCAATAGTACCATTCCAACTTCCTATTTGTTCAGAATTACTTCTAACAGTAACATCTGGACTATTCCCCCCTGCTGGATAAATATATGCGTATTGTTCTTCATAATCATTTACATTATAATCACCATAAGTAATTAGATTTGCATATGCTAGAACTGTAATTGTTCTTGGAGTGACTGTACCTGTATCATAATATACTTTTACATATGTTTCATTACCTTCCTGTACACTTAAAAACATTTGCAAATCATCTGCAAAATTTGCCAATTTGACATCTTTTGAAAGATAGACGCCCATTTGATTCTTGACAGTAGGCGCGGCATCCCATATAATATTATTAATAGCTATGGTCGATAATCTTTCTTTATTGATAACAGGAGAAATATTAGGATTACTTGTAGTCATTTCCACATTATATGATATTGGAGTATATTGATAACCAGCCGCTATAGTTTGAGAACCATCGAGTGATTCCACTTCTTCAAGAACTACTTCTTCGTTATCTTGAATACCGTAAATAATATTATTTGTGTCACCATTTAATATTACATTCATATCCATAGTAGTTCCTGATAGAACCATTGGTTGAAAATTGGGTGTGAATGAAGCTACTTCTTTAATTCCTACATACTCTTTCAAATTAATTTGAACATTTCCTGTTTCCGCAAATTGACATTTATTTATCCGGAACTTTACATCCATTAATTGTTCTGGAGTCCAAGTGGTATTATTTTGTGAAGTAAACATAGAACCAAGATAAGGTTGCTCAGAGATATAATCTCCAGTAAGTAAGTCAACTTCCCCTAATTCTGAAATCCACAAATTATATAAAAGTGAATCAGATATTATAACAAAACAATATTCAGTCCCGTCCATTAAAAAAATCGGATCAGCGAATTGAAATCTTGTGCTTACTGCACCGTTCGTAGAAACAGAAACATCTTCAGGATACAGCATAACTTGTGCAGTTGGCAATGCTGTTGATGTTGGATATCCATTCACCATCGGTCTAATTTCTAATCGGACTGGAGTAGATTCGTCATCTTTTGAGTAGAAATAACAATCAATTGAATCTATGAATGCACCACCATCTGATTCAGAAACAAGAAATGATTCTGCAACTGGATCATACCATTCGGTAAATGACTTATGCGTTTTACTTCTACCAGTTTCTTGACTTCGAGAAACAGTTCGAGTTTCTCCCAAAACTGTACGGTCATCCGAAAGCGTTTCATTTACTCTATAACTTTCAAACGTTGACATTATATCTTTTTGTCGTGTATCAAGAGTACCTTTAGCCGTAAAGGTGGCAACTGCTTGTGTAGTCATCGCATCGAAATCTATAAAATCGTCTTTCATAGCAAGTATTTTCATACCCGATCTGATTCTAATTCCTTCTGAACCTTCTGAAGGAATTTGAAAAATAGCATTTCTTATTTTACCTTTTTCATCAGTCATAACTGCATCGCCCTGTGCTCCACCTTCAGGAGTGATATAAGCATCCACGTCTATTTCATCAAACTGAAAGTGCATATGAGTATTTGGACGTAGCTTATCCACATCAATAGACACAGGTATTGAACGCATCCAAGGAATAGCAGAAACATCTAAGGATCTGTCTCCTACTTGTGTGCGAATATCATTGATTTCCATATGAGACCTTTCACCAGATCGTATTTGACTACTGGTCTTCTGTTGTTCTTGACTCCAACTTTCCTTCGTTACAATTTGTCTCCAAGCCGTTCTCGTTCTTGCCCGCCAACCGGCATTGATTGATCCTCCTCGACCAGTAGTAAATTGTCGGGCAGCGGATCCTCCGCTTTGAGCATTGGAACCAAATGTTACTTCCCGTCCTGTTTGAACATTATCTCTTCCACCTTTATCTTTAAAACCAGACCACGTTGTCTCCCAAGCATTCCATCTCGTTTGTGTTCCATATTCTTCGACTTGATTTAAAACAGCATTATTATTTTTATTTTGAATAATAACATCTGGCATATATGTTTCTTCAAACCAAGTATCAGTAGAAGGAGTTAATGTAGCGAATCCAATCCAAGATTTTCTTGCAAATGGATTCAAGTTAAGAACTTGAGAGCCGTGATCTTGTTTGATCCAGGCCTCTTGTACAGTATAATTTAATGTATATGTTAAATTGTTTGCGGAAACACCTGAAGTAACTCCGGGTTCACAATCTAGACCATACACTACATACGGTACAGTACAAATCCGGGCTTCTGGATAAATGGAACAGTAATAGTTGGAATTTGAAACATCGCCGATACCGTGATCCGCAAATGGGTCTACTAGAATACCATTCTTATATCTTTGCATTCCGTTCTCATCTACAACCTGCATATCGGCAGTAGATTTTTCAAGAAGATTTAATGAGGTATAATATTCTAAATTTTCTAGTCGGCCTTCCATACCCCGAATATCCTGCATCGTATATCGTTTTTGTTCTACGTGGGATACATTAATATTTTTATGAAAATACGTGTACGGAGGTATCATCAAATTATACAAGGTCATTTCATTTCGTTCTTCTGTTGGAAGCATAGGCTCATCAGAAGGAAATCCTTGTTTAACTTGAATCTTTCCATCATCATTAATTGTTAATCTATCTCTTCGTCCAAGATAGTAATCAAAAGATACTGAAATGGCTGATTCTGGGATAGGCAAATATGTGCCGATTGCGTAATCAGCTACCGATGCTCTAAAGTCTATCTCATCAGCAAGGGGATGTTCTTCCGCTAATGTATCACGATATCCAGGAACATTATCATAAAGAATACCAGCATCTGTATAAGAATTAACTGCAAAATACGTTGCGGTTGTAATATTACCGTGGTTGTAGTGAGAGTATGTTACTGTAAAAGTACCAGCCTGAGTAGCATTAATACCATCATTCCACGTAAGAATTGCGGCATCATAAGTCGTATCAGTATCACCATTTGTAAAAGTAAATGAAGAGGTTACGTCTGTTGTATCAGGCGCTATAATAGAAGTAACTTCTGTTACTGCGTGAGGAAGAGTTAATGTTGCTCCTACATTTACTCCTGAAAGAACAATATCACTTGAGACTGCTTCCATATAAGTAATATTTCTCCAAGAGGCATTACTCATATACATATCTGCCATAATAATAATGGCGTCTCCAGATAGATTCGTTGATGCAGAACCAGTATTTCCATCCACAATTGTAATAAGTGCGGTCGTATTTCCTGTTAAGTCATCAATCCAAGTGTCGCCGGATGCTACTGTTCCAAATTTAGGTATAAGTGTACCAGTCGTGTCATTCCAAATATATAGAATTTTTTCCCAGTGCATATCAACGAAAACTGCGGGGACTGAAGCAACACTACCAGTCAGGGTTGCTGTAGAATTCTTTTGTGTCGAATATGTTACTTGTCCGAGAGTTAATCCGGCAACAACATCTGTAACATTATACAACCAAGGATAATGTACGCCCTTCGAGACAGTCGCACCTGTTGGTCGATAAAGTTTTGCGTATATACCGACATTTGTTTCTGAAACAATATACAGAGCAGGAGCAATTGCATCAAGCCCCACATCATTTTCGAGATATATTCTATATCCCATTATATAAGAGCCAGATAGAAGTGCTTGAGTAACGTGGGTAATACGTTTATGAACTCCAATAGTATTCGGAGATGTATTTGCGACAGTATGATTATTATCTGTTACAAATATAACATATTCTTTTTGGGTGATATTGAAAACACCGTGTAGATCATCTACTGTTGCAACTTCAAAATATGGTCCAAATTCTGGTTTGAGATGATCATTAGCTACGTGGCGAGTTGTTCTTGCTCTTTCTGCTTCAATTGTTATAGGAGTTAAAAGTTCGTGTTCAAATCCGTTAATGTATGCTTTGCTAGGCTCAACTCTTATTCCAAAATGCTCAGCGTCACTACCCTCTTTCATTTCGATTGGAAATGGGTTTAGAGTATAGTTGCCTGATTCATCAAATGTTCTTTTTGCCATCTCGGCAGCCAACATTGAATAATCAGTTGATTCGTATTTTGTAGTGATCCCACCATCTGTCACATCCATCATCCACATCCACTTATTAGATTCACCAGAATCTACTTTTTTAATAAGTTTCAGAGTTTTTTGATATCTATCTCCACCAGGAGCATTTTGATTATAGAATCCTGAAGCGGGGTCAAGAAGTCGTGGATCAGTAGTTGATGCTACGATAATTTCTTCAATATCGAATCCAACTTGGCAAGAAGGGTCATCAGATAAAGGAGCTAGAAAAATAGTTTGGGCGAGAACTGGAGTAAAGAAACCATCGAGCCAATAAACACCATCAGAAACTTTCGCTTCTAATGCTTTTCCAATGCCAGTGATAACTCCCGCTTTGTACAGCATTGCAGGATCATACCAAGAGTTGTCAATACAATCTCCGTTAATATCGAAACCACCGTCACAAACAGTATCGTATGTAAATAAATTTTCGCTTTGTGCAAATTGTCCGGAAAGGGCTCTATAATAGTAGTAGGGTTGGGTTTCATCATCGTGTAGTTGTTCAATAACAGCAACCGCCAATGATGTTTCGCCATATACAATACGATTTAACCACGTAGAATCTGCCGAGGCAAGTCCCATCCAATCTCTTTTGGCGATACTGACTCCACCACCTACGACAGGCGATCCATTCTTCCAAATATGATTAGCAGCCGATGACATCTGGTGCTGAAGAATAGATTGTATTTGTGTTAATTCTCTGGCTTGAACTGCACGCCCAGGATTAAATAAGATTTTTAAAAATCTATCATCTGCGGAGAAATCATCATAATATGGAGATGTATTAAAATTATATGCCATTCGGTTTCATCCTAAAAAATATTCGTATTCCTCCCCATTGAGAGGAATATATGTTTAACTCTAAAAAACAGTTTTTAGAATTCAACTACGAGTTTTAAATCTTCTATCTGGTCAGAAGCACGAGTAATCGCTCGGCGATTCTCTAGATAAATCAACTGCCCACTATCTTGCTGAAGACTTACATCTGCATCGGCATATACGGCCGCTTGTGCCTTAGTTCCACCTCCAGCTAGTTCTGGGTTACGTAGAAGTCCAATTTGTCGAAAGTCATCATTTTCTGGAAATCCATCTGATGTTTCCAATCTAACGTGAATTAGACCGTGGTGAGTCTTTGCGGTAAATATTGCATCGATATCTCCAAAATCTGCTTGTTCTGAACCTGCTAGAACACCATCGCCCGAAATAACAGGCATCCAGTCGTTTGTAGTCGAGTTAATAATATCATTCAATTCTAGTTTATAAATAAATGTCCATACATAGTTATCAGACGTTAATATGGGTTGAGCCAATAATCCGTTGGAATCTCCTGTGAAACCAGAAGGCTCTTCAGAAGCACCAGTAGGTAACCAAAGTCCGCCGACTGTATCTTCACAAGTTGTTCGTGAAACAGCAACGCCGCCATCATAAACACCACCAATATAACATTTACCAGTCGCTGGCTCACCCGTACATATATAAACTCGATATTCTGAATTCATTACTGTAGAGTGATAACCTATTTTGGATACGAATGAGCGACCAGGCTCAGCAATACCCGTGATGCCGGCTGTAGCATCACCATCAAAAGCGAGAGTATCGCCAGTATCCCAGTCAAGTCGGGGAAGCACCGGTGAAATATCATCATTTTGAATTCGTTTAGTACCAACAATATCTACCCAATATTGATGTTCATCTTCATCTAGTGGATCAGGTAATGTAAAGTTACCTGAACTTTCGTCATTTCCTTGAGCATCATCGGGCCATACGTCAGATCGTCCAAAGCCGAGATACAGGAAGTTGTCATCGACAGAACCAGTAGTTTTGAACTGGTCGATGAAAACCATCAAGTTCTGTGTTCTGAATTTACTGGTTACAATTGCACCCATATTGATTACTCCATTAAAAAATTATTTACTTGTTGATTAAATT